CTGGTGCTTTTATTGACTTCGGGCCAAACGATGACGCTGTGGATTACCGTGGCAGAATTATGTACACGCACAGCAACAACCGTATGAGCTTTTTCACAAACGGTGCTGGTGCAGCAGAAGTACAGATGCGAGACAATGGCAACCTTCGTCTGCGAGGCAATGACCAGCGCATCGAAATGCTAACCAATGACAACGACTACTCGCTTGGTTCAAGCGGCGGTGCGGCAATCCGTTTTCGCAATCAAGGCAGCGGTGAAGAGATTGGATTTGAAATCCATCATGCTGGCGTTACCCATTCTGAAGCCATGAATATCGCCACCAAGGGCTTTGTCACAATGCCCAAGCAGCCTGTTTCACAAGTCTATGTGTCAAATCCAGCTCATACTACCAATGGAAATAAGTATGAGGGCAGCGCAGGGGTGAACATAGGAAGTGGATGGGATAACGCTAACAACAGATTTATCCCACCCGTCAACGGAACGTATTGGATTCACTTTTCTGGCTTTACCACGTTCACAGGCGGCTACGGTTACATGAGCATCTTCAAAAACGGCAGTCAAATCTACAGTTGGCATTTTAACCACAACAATACGACACAGCACACACTCGTGTCAGGTGCGCTTTACTTAGCCTTAACAACATCCGACACAATCGACTGGCGCAGGGGTGGTGCTGGCAACGGGGCTTTCAGCCAACTTGAACTTAATTTTAGCCTCTTTGGATAACAGGAGTAACTAATGTCACAGACATATAACATCACGGTATCAGACGCTCAAAAGAAGTGTCTTGAGTTCGCAGCCAATGGCGTTGAGGCACACTTGCAAGGGCTTGCAGAAAACATGGCACGGGTTGCAGAAGAAGAAATCCAAACTTTGTTATTTGCACACTGCAATTCTAACGATATTGCAATAGCCACTGGCGCAGCAGCGCAAGTTACCCAAGCATTTGATCTAGGGTTAGTTAAGACAGCGGCACAGCGAAACGCAGATGCACAAGCAGAAATCGCAGCACAAGAAGCTGCAATGCGTGGTGAGTAATGGACCTGGTCCACATCATAGATGCGCTGGCTGGCATAGTAATCATGGGTCTTGCCTATTTTCTTAGCACTCAGGCCCGTGAGCTAAAGCGCGTCGAAATCTTGCTTAACAGAACCAGAGAAGACTACGCCTCCCGCTCCGAGCTGCGTGACGATATGCGAGCCGTCACAGACGCACTAAACCGCGTCGAAGACAAATTAGATCGCGCCCTTGGCAAGTAAGGACGACCACTAACCATGTCAGGAATATTATGGGTCTCATGTCTTAGACAACTGGAGAACCGCCCACATGGAAAAGTACAACCTCAAAGGCCCGCAAGTCAGACGTCCCATGAACAAAAAAGGTCATGGTTCGGTCATCGCTGGCAAAGCACCCAAGCGCAAAGCACGGGGTCTAAAGAAATAAATGAAGCCAAATGCCAAGCTCAAGGCTGTCAAAGAGCTTCAAAAATCAAATGGCTGGCAAGTTATGGTCGAGGTTATGCAAGACGAAATCCTTGCATCAGCAATGTCCATTGCAGACTCAGCTAAAATGGATGTTGACGAGATCAACTTCCGGCGCGGCTCGATCTGGGCTGCCAAGCAACTAATGGACATGCCGATACGTCTGCAAGTCCGTCTTGAGTCTGAAGCAGCTCTCGATGCTGTGGACGACAACAAGAAGTCTGCCGATCAATAATACTAATCATCACTAGATCGCCCCGCCGAGGCTGGGCAAGGAGAGCAAAATGGCAACACCACAAAACCCCCAAGACCAAGCCGCAATGATTGACGCTATTGCCGCCAACACTATGGGCGTTAAACCCGCAGTGCCGCAACAGGCCGCACCTGCACCAGAACCAAAGAAGGACACCGCCGCAGACACTGCCGCAGAAAAAGGTAGCCCTGAAACAGAAGGCGACAAGATGACCGCCGAGGCCATCATCTATGAAATCGACTTCGGAGAGACAGACCAAGAAGGCAACAAGAAAAACCGCAAGCTAACCCCACAGCAAATCAAATCCACTTTTGATCGCTACTCAGCGATGAACTACAAGAACGCCCAATACAAACCGATCACAGACGTGATTGAAAACTACATGAGAGCCAATCCTGGCTCAACTCCACAGCAAATTGCAGAACAGCTAGAAAGCATTTCCAAAGCAAATCAGTCCAACCCGACTATGGGCAATACAGACAACGCACAATCAACTGCTCCAAGCGGACAGACAGCTATGTCTGCGGATGAGATGAGCAAGGCTATGGAAAAGTGGGAAGAGGACAACGCTGCCACACTCCCTCCTGGCTACAAAGAAATGATGAACGCCAACGGCTCCGGCATGGCGAACATGCAAAAAGCATTGGCTGAAACTCAGAACATGCTCAAGATGGTCTTGGCTAACTCGCAAGGCGTCGCAGACGCAGCAAAGGGCCAAGTTCAAGGAGCACAAAACGAGCAGATCAACGCAGTCCGTGGCCAGATCGCCAACAACATTGACCGCGTACAGCAGGCACTAGGTCTGCCAGACTCCGCCGCAGACGACTTCATGGTCTTCGCAGCAGAGCGCGGCTTCACAATGGAAGACTTTGTTGACCCTCAGATGACGGTCAAAGTTATGCAAGACTTCAAGAACAACATGGACAGCCCCGAAATGGAGCGCATGAGAAACATCGCGCAACGTCGCCAAGCCTTCACAGGTTCCCTTGGCGCGACCCCATCTGCATCAGGCGGCGCAGCACCAACTCCAGAACAAAGCACCTTCGATCAGTTTGCTGCATCGGCTATGGCTAAACGTGGCATGTCATGATGGCAGCTTTCCCCGTACCGATGGTCGACTTGATACAAATTACCATAAGCTTGGTAATTTTGTACCAGATCAGGAAATGACTAAGTGGGGATTGCACGAAAGAACGACGCCTCTTCAAGCGAAAAAAAATCGTTTGAAGAGGACGAACACCCAGACAAAACCGTCTAAAGTAACAAATGTACCGTATCGCGCTACGGCTCGTTAGTACATCAGGGCAAGCGATGGACAGACCCGCACTGCTCGACCAAACCCGAACGTAACCTCTTGCCATGAAGGAGTTATTCAATGGCTATTCAAGGTATGCGCGGAACTGGCGAGTTTACCTCCGATTTCCGCCCTAAAAACTACCGTGAGCTTTTCACGCTTCTCGAACCAAACGGCAACGCACCGCTCAACGCTATGCTTGCAATGGGTTCATCCGAGCCAACTGACGACCCTGAGTACAAGAACTTTAGGGATGAACTTCCTGATCGTACTCTGAAGGTCAACGGCGCAGTCGCAAGTACCTCAACCACCAGCATCACAGTTGATGCGGCAGACGATAACAAGTTTGCTATCTCCGGCTCCATCATCATTAACCAGACAACTGGTGAAGTGATGCAGGCAACCGCAGACACAACTGGCACAACACTGACAGTTACTCGTAACATTGGCGGCACTAGCCACCAGATTGCGGATGACGCCGTCCTGTTTGTTGCTGGCTTTGCAGCGGCTGAAGGCGCGACCTCTCCAACGGCCATCACATTCGATGCCACCGTAGTCTCGAACTACACCCAGATTTTCCGTACAGCGTTCCAAGTATCAAATACTTTGAGCAGCACATACCTGCGGACTGGTGACAAGATGGACGAGTCCATGACTAAGGCACTCAAGCTCCATATGTCAGACATCGAACGTGCTATGTTCTTTGGACGTAAGGTCGAGTCCAACGGCTCTACCGCATCCCCAACCCGCTACACTGGCGGCTTGACCAACAGTCTGACTAACGTCGTTGACATTGTATCATCATACGCTTCTTACGGCGGTTCTGGTGCAGGTCAAATGACCGAGGCTGGCTTCGACAGTCTTCTTATCTCGACCATCTTCAAGTATGGATCGAAGCAGAAGATTGCTTTTGTCGGCGAAACAGTGGCGGCAACGCTCCAAGCAATCGGTAAAGATCGCTGGAAGCCAACCGCAGTTGAAGGCGCATACGGTGTGAACCTCACACAGTACAGCACCTTTGCTGGAGACCTGATGATCCACCTGCATCCGCAGTTCCGTCAGCTCGACCACATGAAGACCGCAATGGTCATCGTCGACTTCCCGTACCTTGTGTACCGCTACCTCGAAGGTCGTGATACGCAGCTTCTTGAGAACCGCCAAGCGGTTGATGCAGACAGCATCAAGTCCGAGTACCTCACCGAGTGTGGTCTTGAGCTTCTGCAAGATAAGGTACACGCCTACATCACAGGCTGGTCAAGCAAGTAAGGACGACCAACTGTCCACAATCAGCGATTATAAGGGGGCGTTCATCGCCCCCTTATTTTTACTGGAGGACTAAATGGCAGCCACAAAGAAAACCGTAGCCAAAAAAGCTACCAAAAAGACCCGCGCTCGCACCGAAACTGGCGCGTTCATAGCAGACGATCCCACCACCCCAGACGTCAATGAAGCATGGGTAGAAGAAGAGGTAGCTGGCAGCGTACCAGAAACTGGTTTCACCTATTACGAAAGCCGCGAACAAGAGCCTTCAGCCTTCGTCTGTGCAGACATCAACCCAACCAGAAATTTCTCTTCAGGCAGACTTGAGTGGAAAGTCGCCAATGAAGACGTCGCAAGATTTGAGTCTCACTTCTTCTTCAGGAACGCTCGTGTCGTAAGGAAGTAAAGCCATGACAACCTACTATCTACCAAACGGGCAGCCCTACACAGGCGACACTCATGTTATGGATGGTGTTCGCATGTCAGGTGCTTCGCACACAGCCAATAGCGAAGTGCTTGTAACAGAGAGCAGCAACTCAAACCCACAAATCAAGAATGGAAGAAGCCCGCTACAGACGATGTGTATGCAGGCTCTCAGACGTTACGGCGAGTTCTCACCTGGCACGGTAGATGGCGACGTGCTCCTCATGTTTATCGACTTTGCCAACATGGTAATCGACGACATTCGGATGCACCCCTATGCACCAACATCAACAACAGCAAACTCGAACGGAACCACAACTACCGTACCCATAACCTTTGACTACTATGAAAGTCTGTCAGACGTGCGGGACATCGACGACATCATCATCGTTCA